AAATGGATGCTAATGGGAGCGGCGGCAGTTCTAGGCGCTACGGGCGTTGAAGCATTTAAGATGTTCTTGAAATAAGTCGAACAGACTTAGTAAAAACGGGGCTTAGGCCCCGTTTTTATTTTCAGTAAGGCTCTTCAGTTTCTCTTTTACTATATCAATATTGATAGTACTGAATAACCCAGGATGCATTGGTTTAGGATGTTGATCAGCCCCTATCCAAGCATAACCCACATGCTCATCGTTGAGATAGGGAACAAATTCTTCATCGACTGCACAAAAGAACGTATGGTAGGTGAAACTATTATTAACGAACTTTTGTATGGGTACTAATTTTGGATCAGTAGGCCAGAAATTTACTTCTTCCATACACTCGCGTTCTAGCCCTTCTAGCAACGTCTCACCCTGTTCAATTTTACCGCCCGGCACACCCCAAGCAAAATTGGCATCACTACGCATCAGATATAGAAATCTGCCCGTTGTAGTACAATAAAAGAATATGCCAGCCGAAGTATTTTTCATTAAGACATTATAGCAAAAACAATATTAAATGACAATACTATAATCGCCCTGGTCATACCAACCTTCATACGATTTCATCCATTGCCCTTCTTGGTCAACGTAGCGATATTGGATATTAGTAGTTAGATTGGTTACATACTCCACGACAGTAGATGCACTAGCATCGAAACTCACAAACCAATCTCCAGTACTGGCATCATATTGTATGATGTCGTTTGCTTCTGCTATCAAAGAACCCCAAGCCACTGTGCTAGATCCGGTGGTGCCGATGTCTTCTACAATCAAGTATCTACGACCGTTAACAGGTCCGGGCAACCCGGCATTTGGCCCCGACAATTGTGGATTAACCACTGCATCCACTGGGGCTAATGTATTTTGCGGTAATGTATCTGGATCGATATCATAGATCAATAATCGATCATCGACTGGATCAGGAACTATAGTACCTACTATGTCATCCTCCATATATGGATTTTGTAACCATATTTGACTGATGCCCGGCTTCACTTTGCCATATACGTTCAATAAACTCTGCCAATACAGATTAGTATTAGGAGGGGTCGGGTCATTTAGATCCGTGTTAGGCGGATAGAATGCAACATCTTGAGGTAATAATTGCAATCTATTACCTATCAACAATACTTTATATCCATATGGTGTTATCTTTTGTCTTGTACCCAATAATAAATCCTCATCTTGCATATCTTGTAGTGCTTTGCCTTTGTATATGCTTGCGATGATTTTGTGTATGACGCCCATCTTTTTGAGTTTACTGCTAGTACTCAACCATATAGGCATATAGAATTTCCAACTTAACACATCTATGGGATTACCTGTACCTTGCGGTATACTGCGACTACTGAATGTCAGACCATCTTGATAGACAACACTCAATGATGTCCAGTCAACAAAATTATCAGTGCTTTGTATCTCTAAACTAGGATTGAATATCGTACCTAGTTGTTCGATCAATTGTAATTTTTGATTATAATTCGTAGTCCAGAAATCAACTTGCATACGTAGTGTATAAGGTACAGGCATCAATCTTTCAACTGTGAATGCTTGACCCTGGGTAGTTTCATAACTTTGAGTTTCTGTATTGTATGCACGTTGTCTGACATTTACTTTTTCAATAAATGTAGGATTTTGCATCCAAGATTGATTATATTCTAGACCTGATATCCAATAAGTTATGATAGGTGCACTAGGCAAATTGCTTGCGCTATTATTAGCGATCACTGTGGATACTTGTCGGCTTTGATCACCGTACATTATAGGAACACGTATCAATATGTCATTACCGTTAGGGTCTTTGCCGTTGGTCACATACCAGTTACTAAAAATTTTAGCGAACTGTAGTAAGAATCTGCGTATCTGATTGTCGTAAAAAAATTGTGCCATGTGTTACTCTTATGGTTGGGGCGGTAGAATGTCTGGTGCTAATTCCAAGATACTTGATAATGGTTGTGCAGAAGGTATCACTTGCTCTTGGTTGTTGTTATATATCACACCTTCATTATTAATGAATTGTGACTTTTGTGCTTGATCGTCTGCTGTAAATCCAGTTTCTGTTCGTACATTAGTGCTTATGCGAACCCATAGTTTTCCATCCCAACGATATAATATCTGCGGCATGTAATCGATACGCAAGAAGTAATCACCTACTTGAGGATTTTGCGGGAACGCTATACCTGCACCACTTGGGTATCCGTTAGGTGCAGTACCGTCTCCTGTGAGATATCCTGCTTCATAGCCGAAACTTCTTGGGCTTGCGCGACTGATATATTGATATGCTGGATCGCAGTCTGCACGATAGTCCATAGTATTTGGACCATATGGCTCTGTACCGGTGAATCCTGATTGAGTAGGATCCTGATCAGCAGTAGCATATGTGTTGTCAGCAGTACCGTATGGTCCAGTGACTGGACCTAAAGACATCACTGATAATACCTTATTACCTTCTAACGCACCTGATCCGCTACCCTCACGTAATTGCATTGGAGCAGTCTCAGTCACTTCTATGTTTGCCTGCACGTGGACATCCATCTTAGTGATAGACATATCCGCAGTCATATCCCATATGCTCTTTAATAATTCTTTGCTTACTTTGATTCCTGCGCTAGGATTCTTGAATTTAGGATTGCGCATGAAAACTACAGTACCAAATGACCCTGTGCTTGGTGCGCCGCCGCTGTAAGTGACTACATTGATAGGTGGTGCGGGCTGATTTAGTTTACCTGATAATGTGTTATTAGTCTCATAGATACCGTATGTAGGAACAACATACAGGTCTTTGTTGTTGTAACCTGTTTTGGGTAATATGCGTTTTGCTTCTTCAAGTTGCGCGTTATTAATCTCAATGTTCTTATTATATGTTGACAAGATATCTTTGAGATTTTGATTAGGATCAAGTTGCCAATATGTTGGATTAGGTGGCGCGATGCCTGCTGGCACCTCAATCAAACTTATATAATTCTTATCTCCATATGTGATTACATATCCAGGAGGATATACTTTATCTTTGTCCCAAGGACCCAACCAATTGTCTTTGTTGATTGGTTCTGTTAATATCTGTGTAAATTCTTGACTATCTACTAATGGCTCACACTTAATACGCCATAAGTGTGGATACCATGTCTGACTGAAACCTTCGCTAGCGAAGTTGGCGTCTGTTATGCTATAGAAACGTTTCAATGCTACCGGTATCGTTTCTTTCAATGGATTGTAATCTAACAAGTGAGGTAATTCTAATACGTCACCGACCATCAATTTGCGACCAATGATATCGATCATGTCGTTATAATGAACTGCGATGAATATGATGTCGTTGTTTAAGAATAATCCGAACTGGCTGAGGTCAAAGTCTAGATTCTGTACGCTATAATGTCCACGCAATCTATAAATGTTAGGATCGTAAACTCTATCGCGATTTTCCAAAAACAATAGATCCTGTATCTGTGTAGGATCGGGACTAACATATTGGGGTTGTGTATAGTCTGCACTAGGGGTCTGAGCGTTAGGACCCATGTATTTGTGTATATAAAGATCGGTACCGCCAACAGTCAGTTGCTCCGAAATGGTCTTATCGAAGAACTTGTAATCGTTAGTTTTGGTTGGATGATATAGCGATAATTTGGGCATACATGTATTTAGTCTAGTATTCAATGGCTTAAATAGGACTTGACAATGGTATTTAAAGGTAGTAAACTAGATGCTAGTGTTAATAAACTGGAGTAGCATATATGGCTCGCACCAAAACGCATGAAATTAAAGAACTGCACCCTAGGGATGCTGATACGAAGTATTTCGGTCCCGAACCCTTTTTTAAACAAGATGAATCTACTAAGTGGAGTCTAGGTAATGCACTAACTTGGTATGGGCATTTTTACGATAAGAAAGATGCCCGAGAATTTATTGCCCAATATCTTGAATTCAAGGGCAAGTCCGAAAAAGCAAAACTGATTCGCCGTGTTCCAGACAATAAAGTTGTCACTAGCAATGGTTATCTTGCTAGGTGTTTTATGCGCGGTTATGAATCTGAAGAACACACACAGCGGCTTGATGATGAGATCGAACGTATGATCCGTACTATTGAGGTTGCGCAGACTGCTGAGAAGCCGGTTACTAATCGTCCCAATGTACAAGAAATCATGCGTGAGAAAACGCATGAAGCAGGTGGAGAACTTGAAGGCCTCTGGGATGAATACATTCAAGATGGATGTAAGAAAGAAAATAATATCAATACCATAAGCGTGTTGTCTCAGTACAATATTCTTCCACAGCACATTCATATCTTGATTGATGCTTGGACTAAGAAGTTGAATGAGTATACTGAATTGCAGGCAGGCAAAGATGAACAGTTGAACGAAGCCTATGCACGATTCGGTAAGATTCAGATTCGTAACATCATTGGTACGATTGAATCAGTGATTGGCGAACTCAATAGTTATATCAATATTAAGAAGACTGGTCGCAAGCCACGTGCTAAGAAGCCCGTCTCAGTCGAGAAGATCGTTCGTAGCCTCAAGTATCTCAAGACGTTCAAACTTGATAAACTTGAATTGGTAAGCGTACCACCTACTAAGTTGCATGGTTGTGCTGAGGCTTGGGTCTATGACACCAAGAAGCGTAAACTGCATCACTATGTTGCTGATGATTACGCAAAGAGTCTTACGGTTAAAGGCAATAGCGTTCTTGGCTTCTGTACCAAGCAGAGCGAAATTAAGACGTTGCGTAAGCCTGAAACTCAGATCAAAGAGATCATGGGTAGCAAGCCAGCGGCACGTAAGTATTTTAAAGATATCAAGGCTGTAAGTATTACACCCAATGGTCGCTTTAATGCTGATATGATTATTTTGAAGGCATTTTAATATGACTGATTCATTCGATCCAATAGAAAAAAGAATGGAAGCATTGATGACTATCATTGATACTGCTATTTTTTCAGCAGAAAATCCACATGATCAGTTGATGTTAGCGTGTGCTATGATGCAAAGAACTAGAGAGATTTTTGATCAAGTACTAGGCGAAGATGGTAGAAAAAAAATGTTCAAGGAGTTAGTATGAATAATGTCGATTTAAACAAATATATGGAATTCGTAGAGGCTGTAACTAGCAAAGAGAGTCATGATCTTACCACGTTCATGAATCAGTTAGATAGGCTTGATGGGAACTATGAAGCATATGGACCCAACGGCGAATACATGCATGGACCGGATATCAACGTTCCATTGTTGCTTTGTGGTGCTATCGGTCTAGGTAGTGAGACTGGCGAGTTTCAAGAGATCGTAAAGAAGATCACGTTTCAGGGTAAGCCGCTTAACAATGAGACATTGTTTCACATGAAGCGTGAACTAGGTGACATCATGTGGTATTGGGTCAATGCTTGTCGTGCATTGAATCTTGATCCTAATGATGTAGTAGCCGAAAATGTCAAGAAGTTGCAGGCCCGATACCCGGGCGGACACTTTGACGTATTCCACAGCGAGAACCGCAAAGAAGGTGATTTATGAGTGCTATCCGAGCTAAATTGTTAAAAGTAAATTTTGATCATTTATATTTTCCCAATGCTAAACATTGTAATGATGGTAGCATGGGAAGAGAGATCGAAAATGAATTACGCCGTCAAGGTTTTAATGTTAGATCGGATAGTGTCATTGATATGCCTGACCTATTATTAGAAATCAAAACTAGAAAAAGTTCTAGTAGCGCCGCGCACACAGTGGGCACTATGACACATACTAATATATTGGCTAATTCTTGGGATAAAACCTCGTTCAAACAGAAATTACAAAGCCAGTATAGAGTGATTATTGATGTAGAAACCGGCAAAGTGGGTAAAGCCGCAGTCGTGCATTTTCATGACGACCCTGATCTACAGAATGAGTTGCGTAAAGCATATGAAGATGCTAGATCGATTTTGCACGATCATTACTTCCAGACTGGAACTATACTTGAATCCTGTAGTATCAAAAGCAGTAAAAATAGCCCTGCGTTTTTAGAATATAAAGACGGAAATAGTTATGCTTTTAGGATCACAGATTGCGGGATGAAGAGATTTATACAAATGGCAGGGACCGCCCCGGTGTTCAATAGTCTTTTCGAATGATAGGTATTCCGATAAATACACATATTAATCGGAATATAACATGGCTGCGGATCCACTATCAACACCAACTAATGCTAACTTACAGCAACTAAAAGACGCGATGTTCGACAACCTAAGGTTACGCTTAGGTGGTGACATCATCGATCTTGAATTAGATCCTCAGCATTATGAGGCAGCATATGATTATGCTATCAAAGTGTATCGTCAGAGAGCGCAAAACGCTACTCAGGAGAGTTACACTTTGATGACTATCATAAAGAACATTGACACATATACGCTTCCTAGCGAATTCATCAACGTTCGTGCTATTTTCCGTAGAACTGTTGGTCTTGAGACTGGTCCTTCAAGCACAAGTTTTGACCCATTTAGTAGTGCTATCCTCAACACTTATCTGTTGAATTATAACTATACAGGCGGCATGGCAACATATGATTTCTATGCTGGATATGTAGAATTGGCAGCACGTATGTTCGGTGGATATGTCACATATACATTCAATCCTGTCACTAAAGTATTGCGTACTGTGCGTGACTTCAAGGGAACAGGTGAGCGTGTATTGATCTGGGCAGATATCACACGTCCTGAGACTGAGATATTGCAAGATCCAGGTGCTGGCATATGGCTCGCTGATTTTATCTTAGCACAACTCAAGATTATCATCGGTGAAGCCCGTGAGAAATTTGGTACCATTGCAGGCCCGGGTGGTGGTACGAGTTTGAACGGTACTGCTATGAAGAGTGAAGGCAAAGCCGATATGGAACGTTTGCTTGAAGACTTGAAGCGTTATCAAGATTACAGCCAGCCATTGACTTGGATACAAGGCTAATACACGATTTAGGCATGTTAAAGATATTCAATCCAGGAAGACATATAGGAGATGTCTTCTTGAAAGACTACCATAAAAACTTTCTACCTTTTGACATAGAATTTCAAGATTGGGAATATGTCACTGACATCAAACAGGCAGATATCATTGCATTACAAGGGCATGATTTGTTTCCTGAAATAAATCTAATACAAAAAGTAATAGAGATCAAAAGTCTTAATCTAAGACCAGAACAAAAATTATTGTTCCTTCATATTTTTCATATTGACAATGTATTTGCCGATACGACTTATTATCTTTACATCAGAAAATTATTAGAACAAGAAATACCCAATGATATAGTGATAGTGCATCCTAACTTTGCACAGCATAGAGAATTATATTATGATTTTTTATGGAATAGGCAAAAGATATATTTCACAGAGTATGATAAGATCGATTTAAAAGATAGGCTCTATACTCATGGCACAGACGCAAAAAGTTTTGCATTAAGACCTATAGAAAAACACGGTTCTATGAAAAAGTTTTTGTGTCCTAATCGCATATATGATTTTCAACATCTGCGTTTAGAATACAGGAAAGACTTAGCATATTTTTTAGAGCCGTATGCTGATCAAGGTTATGTTAGTGATCCTGTGAAAGGTAATATACTAGAAGCAGAAAATTCTTTTACTAATAAGTTCTTGGCTGAAGGAGGATGGCATCCAGTAGCCAATCGATATTATGAAAATACATATTTTAGTCTGTATTGTGAAACATTGACTGGTAATATACATAAAGACAGCCCTTATAAATCTATAACAGAAAAGACCTGGGACCCATTGATCAAGGGGCACTTTATATTACCGTTCGGCTATCAGGGCATGATAGATCATATCAAATCATATGGATTTCTATTTCCTGATTGGATCGATTATACATATGATTACATAGAAGATAATGAGCAAAGATTCGAAGCATTTTTAGAAACTGCTAAAGAACTATTAGAATTGCCCATTGAAAGTTTGCATGAACTGTACGTCAAAGACAAAGAGATATTGGAACACAATCGTAAAGTATTTTGGGACAGACCTTATGATTCTCTGCATGATAAATTAGTAAAATTTTTCGATATAGGTAACGAAACACATTGACAAGTCCTACATAGTATAATACAATATATACATTCAATATAAAGGGCCTAACATGATTGTAGGAATCGCTGGGTTTATAGGTAGCGGCAAAGACACAGTAGCAGATTATTTGATTCGATTTAAGGGCTTTCAGCGAATGAGTTATGCTGGACCCCTCAAGGATGCAGTAGCAAGTATTTTTGGTTGGGATCGTGAATTGCTAGAAGGTAGCACACGATATAGTAGAGAATGGAGAGATCAAGTAGATCCTTGGTGGTCAGAAAGACTAGATATCAAGCATTTGACACCTCGCTGGGTACTTCAACAATGGGGAACTGAAGTGGGTCGTAGGGCTTTCCATGACGATATCTGGATCGCTAGCATAGAAAACAAGTTGCGCGGTATACGTAATAATGTAGTAATCAGTGATTGCAGATTCCCCAATGAACTTAAGGCTATCAAACGTGCAGGTGGTACTACTATACGTGTATTTAGGGGACAAAATCCCCCATGGTATGATGCTGCCGTGACATTCAGCAAAGGGTTTTATAGTCCCGGGTATAAGTCTGCTGTAGAGATATTAGAAAAGCACAATGTTCATGCTAGCGAATATAGTAGTGTGGGCTTAGAGTATGACTGTTATATCGATAATAACGGAACAATCGATGATCTACATAGGAAAGTCGATCTAATAATCAACTTGTAAGTCACCCCTCTTCCAAGTGACTCGTTGACGTTTTACTACCTCTACGCAGTTAAGACATATAGACCTTAGATTACTGAATATGGTATTTCTGAGGTCTCCGTCTATGTGAAACACCGTCATCTGTGCGGGATATATGCTTTGAAAGCCGCATATGTCACATATCGCTTTCTTCTTGTATCCTGCTCGTACCCAATTAGTAGGTCTTGCTTTAACTTTATTTTTCTTTTTGCCGCATTCATCACATATACTGCGGTAATGCTTCACCCCGTCGCGGATATAATTAATCGCCCTAGGGTTCTTGTTACATTGCTTGCATATCGGCCTAATGAGTCCCATGCATGTATTTATTAAATAACCTTCGAAGGTCTCATTGTCCTCACTTTTTTGATATCTATACTAAATAATAGTAAGCGTATTAGGGTTGTTACCCTCAAAATATAACATTATAGGAAACAATAAAATGGCACTTACATCACCTGGCGTAGAAGTTACAATCATTGACCAAAGTCAATATCTTCCTGCCCCAACAAATTCAGTTCCTCTTGTAGTTGTAGCGACAGCACAAGACAAAGCAAACCCGAACGGTACTGGTATTGCACAGGCAACAACTGCTGCAAATGCTGGTAAGTTGTTCCAAGTCACAAGTCAACGTGATCTTGTGTCACTATATGGTACACCGTTCTTCTATGAGACTGCTGATGGCACTCCAATTCAAGGTTATGAATTGAACGAATACGGTTTGCTAGCGGCATACTCATCATTGGGTGTGACTAATCGTTGCTACGTATTAAGAGCAGACATTGATTTAGCAAGTCTAGTAGGTCAGACAGGTCGCCCAACTGGCGAACCAGAGAATGGCGCTTTCTGGCTAGATACTACATCAACTACTTGGGGCATCTTTGAATGGAGTGCTTCAACTAGTTTATTCTCTAACAAACTTCCATTAGTAATAACTGATTCAGATAATTTAGTTGCTGGCAAGCCAGCAGGTTATCTAGGAAGCGTTGGCGACTATGCTGTTATTGCAATACAAAATACAGCAAGCCCAGCAAGCCCAACTGCAAGAGAGTATTTCTACAAGAATCCTAACAATACTTGGGTAGCAGTAGGTTCTATTGAATGGCAAGAAAGCGTACCTGCAGTAGTCGGTACACAGAGCAATCCAACATTGAACGCAGGTGACAAATTCAGCGTAACACTAGCAGGAGACTATCCGATAGAGTTAGCAAATGCTGAGATCATAGTACCTGGACTAGGTAATAACACAGTTCAAGGAGTCGCGACCGAGATCAATAACTTAGGATGGCAGGGTATAACTGCTTCTGTTAATAGTTCAGGTCGATTACAAATTTTCTGCGGTAATTCAGCAGGTATCAATCTAACTGCTATCACCGGTACTGTATTGGCTGATATGGGCATCACACCATCTATCTATTACCCGCCTATAGTATATTATGCTACATCAGCAGGTATGCCATTATGGGGTGCTGGACAACAAACACCTCGTCCAACTGGTTCAGTATGGTTGAAGGTAGGAGCATCAGGAAATGGTCTAGTCCCTTCAGTCAAAGAGTACGATGCAGTAGCAAGTGCTTGGAGATCTAAGAGCGTATCATTAGCAATAGGTGATGCGGCAGCCATAGCGGCGCTAGATTCAACAGGTGGCCAGGCTATCCCTGCAGGAACAGTATACGGTCAATATGATTTCAATGCTCAGTTCGATGAGAGTATGGTTTATCTATGGAAGCGTCTAGCAACTGGCCCAACTGTAGTTACAGGTACTGACACAGCACCAAGTTTTAGTACAGGCCCATATACTGCTAATGTGTATATCACTACACCAAATAGCACAGGATGGACAGGACCATATGCATTCTCATTAGCAGATAACACATTTGCTGAAGATTTCGTAGCAGCATGGCAAGCGGCAGTCATTCCGTATACAACTGCTACAGTAGGCACTGATGGTGCTATCCAGATCACTCATACACTTGGTGGTAGCATCATGGTAGATGATATCAGCCCAACAACTGGTCTAAGTCAAAACTTGATGAGTCAGGCTGGATTTGTGGCAGGAACTACAGAAGGCTGCAAGACAGGTTTCTTCATCAATACAACTTTCACAGTAGGACAAAACACTACTTCAGGTGGCGGTACTGGCGCTCAGTTCGTTGTAGACAAATTAAACTCGGCTGATATGAAGACACAGCAATATCATGTCACTGCTTTAGCAGCAGCGGGCACTGGTTACGCAGTAGGTGATAGCATCACAATCAATGGTGCTAACTTAGGCGGTACTACTGGTACTAACGATCTAGAAGTAATAGTGGCAGTTATCACTGGTGCTGGCCCAACTGGTCCTATCAGCAAGATTGCTATATCAACTAATAGTGACGGCCCTGCTCCTAAGAATGGCGTAATGTTGAGTAACTGGGTAGAATTTGACTACACAGCAAACGAAGGCGCGCCGACAGAGATTCCTGCAAACGGAACTAACTGGTTCTATAGTGTCGCTGATGAATGTGATATCATGGTAAATACAGCAGCAGGTTGGAGAGGATATCGTACAGTAAACTTCAATAGCAATGGCTTCCCACTACCAAGTGGTGCTAATACTACAGATCCAAACGGACCTATAGTAAGCGCAAGTTTGCCAACTACACAGAGTGATGGCACACCATTAGCATATGGTGATATATGGGTAGACACTAGCGATCTAGAAAATTATCCAGTAATCTTGCGTTGGCAGCAAGTTGACGGTGTTGATACATGGGTATTGATCGACAACACAGATCAAGTTTCAGGTTCAGGTATATTGTTTGCTGATGCACGTTGGTCATCAAATCAAAATACAATCAACCCAGCAAATGATCCGATTCCAACAATCAAGTCATTGTTGCTAAGTTCAAACATAGACTTAGATGCTCCAAATGCAAATCTATATCCAGTAGGTATGTTGTTGTTTAACACACGCCGTTCAGGATATAACGTCAAGCAGTGGAGAAACAATTACTTCAATTCATTGAGTTTCCCAGATCAAACGATCCCAACTATACGTAGCACATGGGTGTCAGCAAGCGGCTTGCAGTCAAACGGTGCACCGTACATGGGTCGTAAGGCTCAAAGAGCAATGGTTGTTGCGGCAATGCGTTCAGTAGTAGATACAAATACTGCTATACGTGATGAAGATAATTTCTTCAACTTGATGGCAACACCTAACTATCCAGAACTACAGCCTAACATGGTTGTATTGAATAGTGATCGCGGTGAAACAGCATACATCTTAGGTGACACTCCAATGGGATTACCTGATGATGCAACAGCAATTCAAGCATGGGCAACTAATGCTGCAGGTGCTACAAGCACAGGTGAAACAGGTTGTGTAACTCGCAACACTTATCTAGGCTTGTTCTACCCAAGTGGTATCGCACTAGACTTGAGTGGTAACGAAGTGGCAGTTCCAGCATCACACATGATGTTGCGCACATTCTTGCGTAACGATACAGTCGCTTATCCTTGGTTAGCGGCAGCAGGTACTCGTCGTGGTATCATCGACAACGCATTGAATATCGGTTACTTAGATCGTGATACTGGTGAGTTCCAAGTCATCAAGACACGTATCGGCATCCGTGATGTGTTATACATCAACTTCATCAACCCATTAGTGTTCTTCACTGGCAACGGATTGTTGAACTATGGTAACAAGACATCATTCAATAGTCAGAGTGCGTTGGATAGAACAAACGTAGCACGTTTGATCGCTTATGTCCGTCGACAGTTGACTATAGCCGCAAGACCATTCGTATTCGAACCAAATGATCAGTTGACTCGTCAACAGATTGCAGGTGTTATCGAATCACTATTTGTTGATCTTGTTGCTAAACGAGGCATCTATGATTACTTGGTAATCTGTGATGAATCTAACAACACTCCTGCTAGAATAGATCGCAATGAGTTGTGGGTAGACGTAGCAATTGAGCCTGTCAAGGCTGCTGAGTTCATCTACATCCCAGTTCGTGTCTTGAACACAGGTGAGTTGTCAGGAGCGTAATAGAAAATATAAAGAGAGCCTCGCGAGGGGCTCTTAAATTGATAAATACTTTAAAGTAGGAGAATTTACAAATGGCAACAGCCTCACAATCATTGTTCAACATGACAGTAGCATCTGATAATGCCGGTGGCAATCAGGGCCTGTTAATGCCAAAACTACAATATCGCTTTAGAGTCAACTTCTTGAATTTCGGAGTTGATGCTGCAGGCGGATTATCATTAACTAAACAAGTAGTAGACTGCACACGTCCTAATTTAACATTTGACGAAGTAACACTAAACGTCTACAACTCAAGAATCTATCTTGCTGGTAAGCATACATGGTCAGAACTAACAATTAACGTTCGTGACGATGCTTCAGGCACAGTTTCAAGAGCGGTAGGTCAGCAATTGCAGAAGCAGTTAGATTTCGTAGAACAGGCTTCAGCGGCTACAGGTCAAGACTACAAGTTCCAAGTTAATATGGAAGTGCTAGATGGCGGTAACGGCACTAGTGCTCCAGTAGTGTTAGAAGCATGGGAGTGCTATGGTTGCTTCTTAAAGGGTGCTAACTATGGCGGCATGAACTATGCTACTAATGACCCTATGCAGATCGCATTAAACATACGTTATGATAACGCAATACAATCACCGTTATCAAG